GTGAACAACGTGTTGGAATTTCGTGCAAAATGCCCGCAGGCCGAAAGCCTTTCCGACTACCGGGAAGAGCTTGAATCGGCCGTCCTGAAAATCGTCAGCGACGCGGTCTGCAAGGGATATCAGCCGGCGGAAGCCGCCATGATGGTTGCCGATATCGCCGACGACTACATTCTCATGCTGTCGCGGCAAGGGCGTTAGAGCCGGTGCCCGAAATCTGTGCGCGGCGTTCGGACGAGATCATGCGCCGACGCTTCCATCGAGCGGGATGATTTTAGGCCGGGCCGGTTTAAAATCATCCCGCTCTCATGGGCTTTCCCGGCCCTTGCCGGCCAGGCAAAACGCTTCCCTCGACACAGGGGGATAGTGGACCGCACAGCAACTGCAGGGGTAGCAGCAACGGCACAGGAGACGAGGCCTGCTGCACGGTCCGTCGGCCACAACGCCGATGTTTGTCGGAAGTTCCCACGGATGCGGGGCTGATAATGAGCCGGCGCTCGGACCCATCTGCCGAGGAAACAAGCGCCAATTGTTCCCGTTATATTCCAATCGTTAGACTGGTATGCCCCGACGCCGGCAGAAATCAAGAGCACCACCCCGCCGCCGAAAAAAACCCGCCGGAGCGGGGTTTTCTGCCAGTGGCAGCGGCATCAGCAGAAACATCGATCACCTGGCAAGCCCGGCAACGGCATTTCCGTCCCTCGCCTGCGCGGCCTTGCTCCCTCCGCTCAATCTTTGAATCATCGCCGTAACGCGCCGTGAATGGTCGGCGGCTAACGCCAGCGCGGCTGACGCGGCGGCGCGTTCGCCCTGATCTCATGGAGCGGCGCCCGGGAGCCGAGGAGTTTCTTCAGCTTCTTCTCCTCCGCCGGACCGATCCCGAACTTGCGGCAATGTTCCGCAACATCATGCTCCCGGGGACCGGGAATGCGAACTTGGCGATCGTTCATGCTCTTCATGACCGTTTCCTCCTGAAAGGAGAACCAGCAGGGCGGCCATTTGTTCGTTAGCGATGCCTAAAATTTGAGGGCTGTTTGCTTGAATTCAATCGCCGACCCGACCGCCTCTTGGTTTTTTTGACGGGCTGCTCTTCGCGGGTGTGCGCGCTCCGCTCCGCCCCTGATCGTCACTCTGAGATCCAGCTGGGCAATCTACCTTTCCTGTTCTCCCAGTCGCTAAGGATGACAAGCGAAGGCATTTGCCAATGGAACAAACACCAAACCATCCCTAAGCACTTAGAACAGAAACTCTAAGGACCAATCAGGCATCACAGAACCTTGAGTCGAAGAGCAGCAGCGAGCCGTGTCTTTCCAGCTTTAAAGCGCAGTATGGCACTCTATTTTGATAGATCGGACTTCGGGGGCTCGTTGAAAGCCGGCGGTTTCAGGGATAACATATTCTTCGGCTTGAATTTTCTCGAAGTGATCGGCTAGCGCCATGGCCTGCACTAGTGGATCTGCAAAAGCCAGAGCCGCTTCAACTGCCTGCTCTTGCCTTTCAGTCGCATCGGATATGAGTTTGGATGTATAAAACATCATGGCGTCTCCGTGTGATGGCTGTGCAGATAAATCGGCATATTTTGACGATCGGCGTATCCGGTTAACAAGTCGTTGTATTCGCGGATCGCGACGCGCAAATTTTCGTCCTTTGAATAATCGTCTATCTCAAGCCGAAGTTCCAAAAGGCGCTCAATTCCCAAAGCTCTGCCATGCATATGCCAGCGTTTATTGTCCGAAAGGGCAGCCGCGATTTCCTCCGCGCGCGCCTCTTTCTCCTCCAAGCTGACCGGCACCCCGGGATTTGTCGTCCGGTGCACGGTCCAATCTTTGAATTTGTAAACGACCAGCCACTTCTTAAGCAAGCTAATCGAAAGGTTTTTCGCCTGCTCATATAGAGCTAGCTTACCCAAGTCCAAGCTCCTCAAAAACACCACGTCGGCCGGAGTGAGCACAGCCTTTGCCGTAATCTCAGTCACTTTGTCAAGATATCCCAACGCCGCAATATAACCACTACCATCAGAAGACATGACTTGCGGATCGATCGGCCCGAGCGCAGACGAATAGTCCATGTAGATACGGTCACCCGACATACAAAATATGGTGCCAGCAGACATAGCGTGGTCGGGGACCACGAAATTGACGGTGCCATAGTGATGCCTTACTACTGACACCATACGTTCCGCGGTCTCAGCCGACCCTCCCGGGCTACGAAGAACAATCGTGAGCGTATTTTCCGTCCTTGATGAAGCTTTTTTCACCTCTTCAACGAAATTCCGAAAGGGTCGAGTTATCTGCGGGTGGATAGTTCCAAAGTAGCAAATAACATCGGATGCTAATGCGTCCTCAAGTACCTTCGCCTTAGCATTCACGTGCGCCAATATGGCGTGATCTAGATCAGCAGGATTCACGGCTCCCCCAGTACATTCGAATTCGGATTCTTTTATTTTCCGAACCTTGTGCGAAATTATCTCAGGTTGTCCAGTGCCAACTGGAAACTCTTCTAGGTAAAGTTAATCGCAAACACTGGTGAGCCAAGACTTCTGTGTGAAGAAGCCGGCAAGAAGTCACCCACGGACGTCACGCGTTCATCAACTGATCTTCAACCAATGCCGCAACGCCGCCACCGCGCCATCGCTGGCATAGGCGATGATCCCGCCGATCGTCAGCCCGGCGAAGGCGATCAGCCCCGATATCCCGTAACCGATCGATTTCATTCGTTTCCACTCTTCAAGCGCCGGTGTCACCACCTCCTGGTTCTTCTCGACCGTTTCCTTCAGGCTCTTGATCTCCTCGCGGATCTGGGCGTCGGCGCCGCCGCCGATCGCCACGCTGGTATCGAGGTGGGCGATCTGCCTTGCCTGTTCGTCGAACCGCGCGTGGATCACGGCGCTGAAATCGTGGGCATTGGCCTTTTCGTCACTGACATCATTGCGCAGAAGCGCCACGTTTTCCTCGATGCCAGTCAGCCTCCCCTCGACGCGCCCAAGAGCGCGGAGAATATCGTCATTGGATGTCATCTCTGTCGGTGCTCTTTTGTGGGATGGAACGTTTTTAGCCGGAGCTATTGAATCTTGGGAACTTGTGAAGCGGCCTATTCATGCCGCGCGCAGGCGTTGTGGATCGCGTCGATCCTCGGCATCCTAGTAAGCCGTTCGACCAAGGCGGCGGCAAGAGCGAAACCCCGCCGCCGGTGATCCAGCAACCGGAGCCGAAGTGACGAGACCGAAGGCCTCACGCGCAGGCTCTGCTTATGGATTGAATAAATTCTTCGGAGTGCAGAAAAGTGAAATAGACGGAAAAGGAAACGCTAGAAGGTGAAGGAAATACCACTTTCTTTTGCAGATGATGGGACGACCCTTGGCGACCAACTAGCTGATGGTATCCTCATTCTCTTAGATTCGCCTGCAAAACGCTCCTGATGACGTATAGAACTCCGGAAGAGGCGATCGGCTGAGGCTATAGTGCGGATCAAGCGTCTTAAGAATCTCATGCGCAATCTGTCGAATAGAGGGATAAATAATGTTGTTCGTGGGCGGCAGCATAGGCACGTTGTGCAGTTCCAACGCCGAAGGCCGCTTGCCGAAGATTGCAAAGGATACTCCCATCATATCTTTCGACAAATCGTCAAATCCAATGTCGATTTCCGGATCAACGTGGGCACCGCTCTCCTGATTGGCAGTCAAAAGCACAAGATCTTTTCTGCTAAAGCTTCTGCCTGAACTTCCTTCGATAAGTGGATCACTCCACCATTCATCAAAAGGCCTTGGGCCAGTTTGGTAGGAGCCACTTCGCCAATCCCGATTATCGTGACGAAGACCGAGCGGTGCGTACCACAGTGGGGCTCGTCCATTGACCCCCGGAAATACGAGACCTACCTGAACTGGTGAGCGCCCGGCAATCTCATAGCCCGAGCCTAGCTCGATTTCTGCAAAGCGACTTGCAGCGGCATCGAACCTTTCTCTATATCTTCCTGAATCGTGAAACCTCAGCGTGTCTTTCAGTCCAAGCTGTTCTAAGATGGAATGGGATGTTCTGGTATCGTGGAGCAACTTGCGGAGTTCAACCGCAATTCTTGATGCTTCCTCCTCGTCGCCTTCATCGAAGTGTTTTATTGAGCGCTCCAGGAATTTAACAGAACGCGTCAGCTGGTCTTGAATTTCGCTCGACGATCTCGGCCGTTTACTCAATTACTCCTCCATGATTGGCTATGACAACCAATTACCTCCTTCCTGCTAAAGTGATGTGCTGTCAACGCCGTTAAAAGCTCCAGATGGTCGAGGGTGGGGCTCCGACAGAAATATCAAATTTCTGAAAGCCAGTCCCACATCAGCAAGTTGCAGTCAGTTGCTTCCCCTGTCTTGCGGCGCAAGCATCAGCTCGAGGGTGATGCCGGTCTTCGTCGATGTCATCGACTCCAGATCGACCAGCACCCATGGCGGGGCTCCACTCATCGGATTCGGGGCAAGCAAGATGGTATTATCGGTTTGTTCCATATCTGGTGGTGAGGTCATCATAGAATTGCACGATGCGCCCCTGGCGGGCATTCGGGCGGTGGAGCGCCTGGCGCTCGCGGGGGAGGAATCGCGATGACAGCTCACCTTCGACGACGAGCGCTTGCGCTTCCCGCCGGCGCAGATCGTCGAGCAACCGCGGAAGTGCTACTCTGGCCACCGCTTACCCCTTCGTCGCCGCCGCAGAACAGTTACGTCGAATCCTTCAGTGGCCGCATGCGTGACGAGCTTTTGAATGAAAGTGTTCTTCGGCCTCGGTCATGCTCGCAGCGCATCAGCGAGGCCGACGACTACAATCATATCCGGCCGCTCGGATACCAAGCCCCGGCAGGTTATGCCGGGATCATCGCCACAACCGGCTCCAAGATGAAAGCTTCGCCTTTCCGCCGGTTGCTTAAATCGTGCCGTTTAGCGTATCCAAACCGTCGAGGCTGTAATCGCCAGTGAATGAAAGTTCAGTGGCAGATCATATCCCGCGTACCGATGAGCATCTTGCCAGCGCGCCATCTGACAATGAGCGATTGTTCAAATCACCGGGTAGAACTTTGCCTTTTCCCGTTGAGCCCAACGCCTCAACACATCCATGATGCCGTAAAGGGCGAGATGCGTGCCTTCTTCCGTCGTCCGACCGAAAACCGCGGCGCCATCGGGCAAGGTCATGTTGCCCTGCAGGACGACGTCATAGAGGCCGCCTCCATCCGGAGCACAGGTGAGCACGATCTGCGTGGTGTAGGTGGTGCCTGGCACGGTCTCGAAATTGACCCGTGCCCCGGGAAGGATCGGCTGAGTAACCTTGGCCGCGGCGGAACTCGTCGTCGCGCCGGAGACATTCCCGATCGGAAAGCTTTCGGCACCCTTGAACTTTCCATGGTTCGCGGGATCCATCGTGAACGCATAGGCGTCGATATAGTCGGCGAAACGGCCGCCGCCGCCCGCGCGCAGCGCATCGTTGATGGTGTCGAGGTTCGTGCTCCATGGCGAACCGATCGTCTGCCCCGCGACAGTCTGGAAGTTGAGACTCGTGCCGACGCTGGTGCGCCCCGGCATCGCAACTGCGAGCATTTTGGTGCCGGGATAGCGGCCGAGAAATCGCGTGGAGGTCAAGGAGTAGATGGCGTTCTGCCAGGTCGACAGGGTCGCGCTGTTGTCGTTCGACCCATCCTCGATCGCGGCAACGCCCGTCCAGCAGTTCTTGCCGCCATTCAGCGTTTTCACCTCGTCGATGATTGCCCATCGCCTTGTCGCGATCGTGCCGCCGGAGCCCGCCAACTCGTTCGCCGCCTTTGATCCTGGCACGCCCATGATCAGGCCAACGAGCCTGCCCTGCTTCTGATCGGGCTCATCCAGCCATCGACGCCACAGGCCAAGGTTCCTGCGAGCGTCCGCTGAGGCAGCTATCTCCTGGCGCTCCACAAGGCTGTCATTGAGAATGATCGGGATCGGCCGGCCATCCCAGCCGAGCCCGACCATCAGATCGGGGCCATAGAGCAGGAGCTGGCTGTTGCTGGCGTTGCCGACCGTATTATAGAACTGGTCGAGCGCGGCGGTGTTCGGTGCGTCCGCGTCCATCAATGCCTGCAGGGCGGTCCAGTCCGCCGCTCCCCACATCTTCTCATTGCGATGTTTCTGGATGCGGTAGTTGCCGATATAGGACTGCCCCTCGGCGATCAGCAGCTTCGGACGCAGATAAAAGATCGCGTCCTTCGGAAGCGTGATATTCGCCGTAGCCCATGTCCCCTGGTTCTGCGCGGGCATATTGAAGCTTGCACTGCCGGCGAAGTCGAAGGGAACCCAGTTGATGCGGTCAGTCGAGATGTCGCAGCCGATATCGAACGCCGCCGTCGGATAGACAATCTCCTGCGGCGCGTTGCCGCCCTCCGTGCATGCCCAACCCGAAAAATGGAAGCGCGGCGACGTGATGTCCCACGGCCCATTCGCCATAGCGAGAATTCCGCCGACCGCGCCGAGCCCGGCGCCAGCCGCCATCACGAAGCCGGCCGGCCAGCGCCAACCCATCGAGAAGGGCATATAGCGGTTCGGGTCCGGCACCCAATCCGGATGGCCATCGGCCATGGCGGTCGCGAATGAAGGACCAAGTCCCATAGCGAGTGCAAGCGTCATCGGCGCGCTCCATATCTGCTGGTGAGGTCGTCATAAAATTGCGCGCTGCGCCCCTGGCGGGCATTGGCGCGGTCGAGTGCCTGTCGCTCGCGGGCGAGGATAGCGATGATGGGCTCGCCTTCGGCGACGGGCGCATGCGCTTCCTGCCGGCGCAGATCCTCGGGCAAGGGCGGCAGCGTGATGCCGGCCGCCGCCTGCCCCTTCATCGCTGAGGCTCTGTTCAGCCGCTCAGTGGCGGAGCAGCCACTGACGATCAGCAGCAGTGACAGCGCAAGCGCGGTTCTTTTCCGAAAGCTGACGTTCATAGGATTGGATCTCTGTTTCGAGTGTGTCTCTGGCCGCCTGCTCAGCCACCTCCGCGGCCAGAAGGCGCTTGCGATTCTCTTCGGTGGCGAGCGAGGCCGCATTGCGCTGGCGCTCCATCTCGGCCGCCCGCGCCTCGGCCGCAGCCTTCTCGGCCAGCATGACATAGCCGGCGCGGGCCTGCCGGGCCGCCGAGGGATAGCCGATCGAAACGGCATAGAGGTGATAGAGCACCAGCCCGGCGGCGATGCCGGCGCCCATCTTGAGCGTGTCGAGAACGGAGAGCATCAGATGCCCTCCAGGCAGAATTGCCGCTCTTTCTGCCGGCGCCGGGTCAGCCCGGGAAAGACGATGCCGGCCGCGCGGTTCCACTTCAACAGCGCCTCGCAGCCCTCGGCCGTCCTGCCCTGGTTGATGAGCCTCACTGCGCTCGAGCCGCAGGCCGCCTTGACGCCGACATTATAGGCAAACGAGGTCAGCGCCACGAAGCGGGCATCCGGCAGCGGCACGCGCACACAGCTTTCGACGCCGCGCGCATAGGTGGTAAGCTCCAGCGCCAGGAGCGCCTTGCATTCCTCCACCGTCTTGCGGTCCCCGGGCTTGACGCCATGGGTGCTGCCATAACAGATCGTCCAGGGCTGCCCCCTGGTGGCTGGATCGGGATAGGCATTCTGCCGCAATCCCTCGAACGACCCGACCAGCGCCACAGCCATGGCTGCGGCGGCACTACCCTTCTTAAGCCTATTCATCTCTGAGAGTCTCCTGATGGATGATGCGCGCAATCGGGGACATCAGAAGGATGCCAATCGATAGCCATTTCGGGATGAAGTCATCGAGGTACGGCACGACATACGGCAGCAGCTCAAACAAGCCTGCCAAATAGACGCACCACATCGACAGCGACCACGTGAGCACGCGGCGCTTGTTGCGGATCAATTTCATGGGATTTTTGCCTCAGGATCGGCGCCTTTATTAGAGTACCAACAAGTACACTATTGGTTGTCTCTTGATAAAGTCTTCGCGCCGAGGTTACTTGGCCGTATGCGTTCACTTCAAAATTCGGTCAAAGTCGAAGGTATCGATACCGTCAGAGCGGTTGCTGCCCTGTCTGTTGTATTCGCACACCTTCTGGGCCCCTCAATGCCCGGACTTTCGAAATACATATTCACGGGCCATCCGGCGGTAATTGCCTTCTTTGTGGTCTCTGGCTTCTGCATCCATTACCCGTATCGGACGCGACTGCTTCAGGTAGGACCATTTCTTGCCGGCCGCTTTATTCGGATCGTGCCGCCAGCCGCCGTGGCATTCACCATGGCTCAAGCGATAGGGATAAGGGCTTACAACCCGGTCGATGGCTATATCCTCTGGTCTGTCGTCTGCGAAGCCGTCTACTACTGCCTCTACCCGTTGATCTTACCGATATCGCGCCGGATCGGATGGCCGGTTCTTATCGCCGTTTCGGCCATCGCCTCTTACGGTGTCGCAATTGGCCTCGGCTCGGACCAATACGGGAACGCTATGAAATACGGGCCGCAGCTCAATTGGGTCGTCGGGCTACCTGCCTGGCTGCTTGGCTGCTATCTCGCCGAAAATCTCCACCGCCTGAAACTTCCTGGCAGTGTTTGGGGCTGGCGTGTCGCGACTGCCGCAACTGCTTCCGCTCTTTACTGGGCGACGATGAACACCGCCGCCGGTTTTTACCTCACCATGGTGCCATTCTCGGCACTGGCTGGTTGTTGGATTTTGGCCGAGATCAGGAACGCCTCTGAAAGAGGCCCCATCAATGCCTTGGAGGCCATCGGTGGCGCCTGCTTTTCAATTTACCTCGTCCACGTGATCGCGGCCGCAGCGATTGAATGGTTCGCGACGACGCCTGTGGTCGTTTGCGCCCTATCGCTGGCGCTCGTCTACCCATTCTACCGACAGATCGAGAAGCCGTGCCATGCCGCCGCGCGTCGTGCCAAAGCAAAGATGGAGCAGTTAGGGGCCAGACGCCGCTTGGAAGAACGTGATCGGATCGCGATAAGCGACGGCGCGTAGCCCCTCAAAGTGCTGGAGACCGATGCAGCGGCAGCGATCGCGCTACCCCTGGGGTTTATCATTGGCGAGGTTCCTAATGCTTGAGGCGGCACCGCCCTACTACTACGCCACGTGCTATCAAATCTAATTAAACGCGGTATTTAACGACTTTCGCCGGCGAGCCGACAGCGATTGCATAGTCGGGAATATCGACTGTAACGACAGAATTTGCTCCAATCACCGCGCCAGTCCCTATCGTGACGTTCATCAATATTTTGGCACCCGCGCCAATCCAGACATCGTCACCAATTTGGACAAAACCGATTTCGGCCTTCTGAAGTCTGATGGGCGTATCGCGCCGCATGCCGTGCCCATGATCGATGATCTGGACATCTGAACCGATCAGCACGTCGTTGCCTATGGAGATGCGATTTTTGGCAGTGATGATGTTCCGTCGCCCGATGACCGTATTGTTTCCAATAAACACCTTCGGCTCAGGCATCGTGAGTTGAAAGAACGAATGATCTTGAATCGTCACATTGCTACCGACTTCAAGAACCGCATGGTTCACCATTCGAAACTCGGCGCTACGCTTGACAACCAGGTTCGAACCGGCGCGGCTGAAGTAACGAAATCGCTTGTACGCGGTAACGAGACGCTGCAGAACTCCTCCGCGATTCCGGTACGATGCTTTATCAGCTGCCATAATTTCCTCCGAGTTCGGAGGTCATTAGCTCACGACGTCAATAATTGCCAGAGACTGCGATGCATACTCTCGCCGCAAGCTCCAGCACACCGTTCATTGCACTGTCGCTCGGCTGGGAGAAATGGCATCATGCATTCCTCCCGCATGGGAAATAAAACCCATCGGTCCAAACCCAGATATTGCCGCCAGCGCCAGCGACTTGTCGGACTTGCTTGCTCGTATTCGTCCAGACATCTTGCCCCCCTACGGCATAGTTGCCCGCAACTTGGACAGCGCCTGCGTTACCGCCATCGGCAGCGATGCCAGCAACAAGAATACCCTGCGCCGGATCGTGAATCAGTAGAGCATTGGTCGTCGCGCTCGATGTGACTTCAAAGCGCAGCTTCGCCTTGACCTTAACCCCATTTGGCACTGTTAGCGCCAGAAGCGTTGAGGTCGTAGAGATAGCGGCATTGACAGCATCCTTTACCGGCGCGGCGAACGTATATTCGTCACGCGGATACATGACGAACTGGCGAATGTTCGAACCTCCATCGGTCAGTACGACGCCGATGCATTTTACGACGGTATAGCCGGCGAGCAGTGTCGTGGTGATGCCGCCGATCGTTGCCGATGTCGAGAGAACAACGTCGAAAGACAGGTCTGCGTCCTTGCGCAAGGCATAGGCGAAGTATGTCGCATTTGCCGCGACCGCGCCGGCGTCGAGGCCGCCCGCGCCCGTTCCGGCCGCAAATGTTCCCGTTACCCTCTTGGTGAACGACGCTGCGCTGGAAACGAAATTCGACCCTGATCTGGCCGAGCCGGCGGTGAAATCGATATGGGTGTTCGGGCTGCCGCCGTTGTTGGAAAGGATGAGCCCGACGACGAAATCACCGACCGCCGCGCTGTCGGCTTTATTCTGGATCCTGGCGAAGAGCTTGTTGGTGAAGAAAGCCGCACCGGAGCATATGATGTTGATGCTATAGCCATCCTTGAGGACGAGCGTGGCCGCGCCATCGATCGTCTCCGAGCCGTTCGGATCGATCGTCACGTCCCCGCCATCGGCGATGACGCAATAGTGCCAGTTTGCGCCGAGCGTCGCCGCTGCGCTCAGGGTGAGTGTCGCGGCCGCGGTGAATCGATGAACCGCGTTGTCGTCCGATGCAAGCGCGGTGTAATCGCCCGACTTGGCCGCATAGACCAGAGCGTGATCGAACGAGACATCAACGCCGTTCTGGGCAAAGCCGAGCAGGCCGCCGCCTTTCAGATAGAGGCCGGTCTGCGGGGTCGAGGCAAAGCCGATGCCCGGCGCGGACACGGTTCCGCCTGCGGCCTTGAGAGGCGCGATCATCGGCGCCGAACCGTCGCGCGGCAGCGAATTGGTGATTTCGTTGCCGAGATCGGTGGTCAGCGCGTTCCACGGCGCCGGGTCGATGACCTGGCCGACGGAAGGTGTCGTGCCGGCGGGTTTGGAATAGACGCCGGTGGATGGGTTTCTAGGCATTGAGCTTCTCCAAAGGAAAAGGCCCCACGAATTGCGAGACCTTGTGTTGTGCAGTCGTTGGTCCGCCACCCGCGGGCGCCATGGTCAGCGCCCGGCGCCGAGCTTTCACGAATTGCTGCCCTCGAAAGCCTGGACGGGCTACCACAGGCCACTTTGCTGCCGTCCAAGGAGTGCGTGTACGAGCGCGTCCGCCGCCGGTTGTTTCCGACCTCGCTTCATCGTTTCCTGCGGGTTGCGAGAGCCCTGTCTCGGCGGAGGATTCGATGGATTGCCGGGCTGAGCGGAGGGATCGGCGGTGTCCTCCGTCTGGTACTGCGGCATAAAGCTCCTGGCTCTGGCGAGCCGGTTGCTGACCTCCGGGTTTCCACGCTCATTGTAGCCTTTAAAAGCCCAGGCTCGGTTCATGAGGGATTGCGCTTCCTCGAGCGATTTAGCGGCGTTCAGCCTAGCGATCAGATGGGGATTCTCCTGCAGGAAGAATTCGGCCTGCGTCTGCGGGCTGATCGCACCCACCTTTTCACCCTTTTGAGCCGCAAAGTCGTAGAGCGCTTGCAGGCGGGTATTGCGCCACGACATGATGCCGCCCGAAGTGCCCTTCTTTCCGCTCGCGCTCGGATCGGACCAGGAACTGTTGGCTCTCTTGGTCGAGAACTGGCTTTCGGACTGGCCCGTCGAGGCGATGGCCGCCAGGCCGTAGGGGTTGGTGACCTGGATGACCGAGCCATTCTTCGTCTTGTAACCGTTCTTCACCGTGTCCATGAAGCCGTGGAAGACATCGGCGTCGGCGGGTTGCTGGCTGGGCGCGCCCCTTACCGCCTGCCGATCGTGGCGGCCGGGTTTCGGTGTGGGAACGGGCACTTTATCGGGCAGAACGAAGGGATCGTCGCCGGGCAGTTGGGGCGCCGTCGCGGGCTGCTGGCGGCGCTCGTCCGTCGTCATCTGCGGATCGGGATATTCCGGCCTCGGCGTGGGAACGGGCTCCTTGGCCGGTTGGGTCGGCACGGCATGCGCAACGCCCTTGGACTGTGCTGCGATTGCCGCTTCAATCATGCTGTCCGGATAAAGAGCGCCCGATGTTCCCTGCTCCTGAGTGATGAGGGCGCGAACAAACTTCTTTGCCATTGCCGGGTCGGTCAATTGGAGATCGTCGTCAGGGCCGATGCCCATCAATTGCGCAATGTTGGCGGCCGCCGTGAAAGATTTAGGCGTCCATCCGCTGGCTCCGGCGATCATCTGATTCGGGGTCAGCATGCCTTTTCGATACTTCCTCATGATCTGCCAGACATTGTGCCGCATGCCCGCTTCCGGCGTGGCATAGACGACTTGCGGATCGCCCTGGTCGGTGTTCTCGGAAGGGCCAATGATTCCTGGCCCATGCTGCCCGACATATTTGAGATTGGCGGGATTGTTGTTGCGCATGCCGGCCGGCAGCTTGGCGCTACGAACGGGATCGGACAGAATCGTTTGAAGCTCTGCCCCGTCGTTTGCGGATCCGGCGGCGCCGCCGCCAGGAGCAGGCACCGCGGGCTGTTGGCGGCGTTCGTCCGTCGTCACCTGCGGGTCGCGATAGCTAGGTCTCAGCGAAGGAATGGGTCCGTTGTCAGGCAGCGGAGCGAAGGCATCGTCGCCCGGCTGATCGGTCGCCATCGGCTGCTCGCGGCGATCGTCGGTCGTGACCATCGGATCACGATAGGGCCGCGGCGTCGGAATGGGCGGATTGGCAGGCGACGCGACGGGATCGCCAAAGTGTTCCAACGGAAACTGCGGCGGCTGACCGGCCGCCATGGGCTGTTCCCGGCGATAATCCGTCGTGACCATCGGGTCGCGATAGGGCTTCGGCGTCGGAATGGGCCCGTTGTCGGGCAGCGGCGCGAAGAGACCGGCGCCGGGCTGGGCGGCCGGGGCCATGGGCTGTCCGCCGCGATCGTCCGTCGTCGTCAGCGGATCGAGACTGGGTCTTTCCGGCGGAATAGGCCCGTTGTCAGGCAGCGGCGCGAAGGGATAGTCGCCCGGGTCGCCGGCCGGCGCCACGCTGCCGTCGCCGCTTGTCTGCTGCTCCTGCTGGCGGATCGCCAGCCCACCCAGGAGGGCCTGGACGAGACGCGCAGCCCCTTGCCAGGGGGATTGCACGGGGCCTGAATCCATGCCCTGCTGCAGCATGGCATCGGCCAGCTGCTTGCGCCGGTCGCTGATGTCGCCCTGTGTCTTGCCGGTATCGCCGCCGAAAATGAATGACGCTAGTGACATTGCTCCACTGCCCTTTCGTAGAAGACGCGGTCGAAACCGTCTGTCTGGATGGATTTTTTACACATTGTTGAACACGAGGCCGATCCGGATCGGACCGCCTCCTTGTATCGGTAGGGATCGACCGGCAGGCCGTTATCCTCCGCCGACGCGGCAGATGTCTTAATTCAGCCGCCAGTCCGGCGCGTCGGTCCGCCACCGAAGAACAGCGACAGGAAGCCGGGAGAGGCCGGCGCTGGTGCGGATGGCAGGCCTGTCGGAGCGACGGCACCTTGACCCGGCGCCTGCCTGCTGCGCCTGCCGCTGTTGGCGAACCGCCAAGCCGCCGAGCCCACTCTCGGCAAGCCGCGCGACCCCTTCCCACGGCGATTGCACCGGGCTCGTATCCATGCCCTGCTGCAGCATGGCGTAGGCCAGCCGCTTGCGCTGGTCGTCGATGTCGCCCTGTGTCCTGCCGGTATTGCCGCCTGAGATGGTTGGGATCATGCGACGGCCCTTTCGTAATCGACGCGGTCGAAGCCGTCGGCAGCTTCGAGTACGGCTTCCGGATGGAGCTTGCGCACATCGTCGGACATCAGGCCGATCTGCATCGGGCCGCCCTCCTTGTAGCGGAATGCGTAGACCGGCAGGCCGTTATCCAGGCTGCCGACCCGTCTGATGTCTTCCTTCAGCCGCCGGTCGGATTTCATCGCCCAGCCGCCCAGCAGCGAGCCGCCGAGGCCGAACAGGCCGCCCATAGCGGCGTTCGACTGGGCGAGCTGCTGATTGTACTGACCCATCTTCTGATTGTAGTTCTCATTGATCAGCCCGGCCTGATCGACCGTCGGCAGCTGCGTCGTCGGCGAATTGACATAGCTTGGCTGATGCACCTGCGAGCCCGACATCAGCGCCGAAATCTCGTTCAGCGGCTGGTTGCGCTCGGTCAGGATGGCGTTCTGGGCGTTCGAATACATGTCGCCCAGATACTGGTCGGAGGCGGCCTGCTTGCGGGTGGAAAAATCGCGCATGGCGTTGTCGTAGGCGGCCGAGCCCATCGAGATGCCCTTGTCGGCCAGGCTCTGATCGAGGCTCGCCTGGTCGCGGTCCCACTGGTTATTGAAGCCGGACTGCCAATGGTCGTTGACGTATTTGTCGACATTGCCCGAACTGAGATCGACATTGGTGCCGAGCACGCCGGATATTTTATTGGTCTGGTCGTTGGCGAGCCTGGCAAGGCCGAGCTGCGTCTGCTGCGTCTGGTCGTAGATCGCCTGGTTCTCGGGCGAATAGGTCTGATAGGCCGACCGGATCGGGATCTGGTATGTCTTCCCGTTCTGGTCGGTCATCGTCTGATAGCCGGTAGTCTTGTATTCCAGCGCGCCGTCAGGCGTGTACTGGTTGACATAGCTCAGGCCGGAGTTGGCAATGGCGGTGTCGACGTTGGTGGCCGTCTGCGCCGCTGCGGTCTGCTTTGGATCAGGTGCCTTCGGGGCCTTCGGCGTGGAGACCATAGGGAAAATCCTCCTTCATGATTGCGTAAAGCAGCGCGTCGCAGTCGCCGAAATAGGCCTGCTGGCGGCCTTCCAGACGGGCGCCGAGCCGCATGAGAAGCCGCTGGGCCTCGGCATTATCGGCACGTGTCCTGGCGGTTGCGCGGCGGCAGCCGAGCTGATGCACGACATAACGGAAGACCGATCGCATCAGCGTCAGCGACAGCCGGTCGGCGGCGAGCGAAACCTCGACGTCATGTTCGGTCCAGACGTTGAAGACGAAGCCGGCGATGATCCGGCCGCGGTCGATATGGGCGAGTGTGGTGTAAGGCGGGTGGAAGGCGACGCCGATCCTGCTGCCCACCCAGGCGGCGATCTCCTCGCTGGGTTGGGAGACGATCAAATCGGCGCGCCCTTTTCGTAAAGCACCGAGCCGCCGACAACGGCGGCCTCGGAGACGGAACCGGATGAGCCGGAGATCAGCGCGCGGATCGTCGGTGCCAGCGCCGAGCCCGCCCCGCCGGCGGAGGCGAATTTGCGCACCAGCGAAATGCCGGGGAATTTCGACACGCCCCAGATCGCCGTTCCCCATTTCGCCGCCGCATTGTTTTCGACCGAGGAGAGAAGCGCTGTCGGGATCTTCGTCTGGTAGTCGACGGAGATGCCGGCATACATCACCGTGGACACGCCGATCTGCGCCGTCACGCCGATCAGCTTCGAAAGCTTGGTCGAGAGCCCGTCGCCATAGCGGCTCCAGGCGCCGACCATCAGCGCGTCGATCGCCACGCCGTTGTCGTTGGCGCCGACCTCCGCCTCGTAGACCGTGCCGTCGGCCGCCCCGAAGAACAGCCGGTCCTGCCATGTCGCCCAGCAGGAGGCCGGCATGCCGACGAAGCGGCACCAGGCCCCGGTCTCGGTGTTCATCACATATTGATAGGGGCCGAAAGACGATGGCAGGTTGACGATCGCCATCTGCCTGGCCGGGAAGCTCGAAAGCTGCCACTCCCCTGAGGTCGTGCCGGTGGCGGCCACCGTCTCGCGCCATGTCGGGCCGATCCTGGCGGTGATCGCGCCGAGGCTGGTGGCGCCGCGGTCGAGCTGTACCGCCTTGGTGATCGGCACGATGCCGTCGGTCGTCATGATGGCGAGATCGGCGCCGACCGACAGCAGACAGCGATCGAGCCCAAGCGGCCGGCCGAGCTTGAAGGTGCCGATCAGGCTCCAATTGGCGGCATTTGCCGGATCGGAGCCCTGGAAGACGATCACCTCGCCTTCCGAGGAGATCAGCACCAGGCATTGCTGCAGGCCGGTGGAAACCGGAATCGTCCAGACGTTGATCGCAACCAGCGTGCCGCCATATTTCATATTGCCGCCGACCGGCAGAACCGTTGCCGCCCCGCTGACGGCATCGGTGGCGAGATACCAGACATTGGTCGAGTTCTTCTCGATGAACCACAGGCGCGAGCGATAGGCCGTCACCGCGATCAGCAGCGAGGCGTCGGGTATGCCTGTGATCATCGTCGAGGCAACGTAAGCTGTGGCGGCCGCGCCTTTTTCCAGCTGCGCATTGGTGACCGAGCCCGTCACGGTGACAACAAGCGTGCCGGCCGCCGGCGTGAAGGTGAGCGACACCCGGTTGTTGACGCCGGTGCCGTTCAGCGTGCCGGTGAAGGCGCCGGAAAGCGCCACCGAGCCGGTGCCGAAGAAGCTCAGCGTATAGGCCGTGTTGCGGACGGCGACGTTCTGGGTGGCAAGCGTTGCGGTGCCGGTGAGAAAATTGTTGGTCCAGGAGGCGCCGTTGAAGAGCAGCGGCGTGTCGAGGCCGTTGACCAGGCGCAGGAATTCCTGGCCGGCCGGGTTGGTATATTGCTGCACCGACCAGTGGGCGCTGGAGAGGCCCGAGACGACGGGCGCACCGGCGGCCCCGCCGACCGTCACGTCGAAGATCTTGTCTCCGGCGGCGGCAAACAGCCTGTTGCCGACGCCGGAATAGGCAATCACCGTCTGCACGTCGCCGCCAAGACCGGTGGCGAAGGGAAGGAAGCCGTAGCGGGCGCGAACCCGGTTGGCCTCGGGAAAGAAATTGTCAAGCTGGAAGGCCGCGTCGGCAGGCATATCCGCCATCTCGACATCGGTTCGCCAGCCGCCGATCGGCGCGGTCCAGTCTTTGCCCGGCGAAACGCGGCCGGTGCGGCCGTTGGGGGGAACAGGTCTGCGGGTCATGGATTTGCAACCGTGATCGTGCCGGGCCAATAATTCTGAGGCGCCTGCCCCCTCGCCGGCAGCGAGAGGTCGACGGGTGCTGCGGCGCGATCGGCGCCGATGGCGGCTTCCTTGGAGCGCTCGAAGCTGGCGATCTCCTCGCCGTAATCGAGGCCCTTGGCCCGCTTCCAGCGCCAAATCAGCGAGAGTTCGAGAAGGTCTTCGGGGAAACGGGCGGTATCGGTGTCGTTGGCCCAATTGCCGGCAAAACTCGCCCCGCCGTTCACCGCCACCCAGAAGCCGGAGATATATTCATATCGGATCGTCTCGCCCGCGGCGTTCGGGTAGATGTCGAGCTTGCCGCCGGCCATGCGCCAGATCTGCGGCACCGGATTTGCGTTCAGGATGGTCTGGCGCTGCCAGGTCTGCGGTTCCACCGGGCCGTTCAGCTGCCAAAGGCGCGCGGCATTCCAGATCTTCGCATTGGCGGCAAAACGGTCCCAGTCGGCGGGCGGCTCGGCCGGCTCGGGGTTGACACCCGTCGCGGTGAACTGCCTGTCCACCGAGAGCGCCGACCAGTCATGCTCGCGCATCAGGTCGCGGCCGGCGCGGGTGGAAAGGATGCGCAGCTGCATGATCTGCGGATCCGCCGAGGACATGACAGCCGCCGGCGGATCGAGGTCGATCTCGGCGCAGACGTTCTGAATGATGGTCAAGAGCGACATGCGGGAGATCTCCGTTCAAGGCAGGATGTTGGTTCAGCGCGTCGTCAGGCAGCCTGCCGGCTGCGGCCCTTGCCTTCGCCGTCCTTTTCGATCGCCTCGAAACGCAAGGCCATCTCCTTCATCTGCTCCTGCAGGCGGGTGACCTCGCCCTTCAGCCGCTCGTTTTCGGCGGCAAAGGCGGAAGCGGCGCTGGAGTTCTCGGCGGTTGCGAGATAGGCCCGGGCGGCGGCGACAAGTTCGTTGGCGCCCATGCCGATCTTCTGCTTGGCGGTGTCGGAAAGGGCGGCGAGCTGCTCGACGGTATAGATGTTGACCGCCTCCATCTCCTTGATCTGGCTGGGCTTCAGATAAGGCCATTGCGAAAGCGGCGTGCCGGTCAGCTGCTCGCGGGCCTCGGCCCCTTCCTTGAAGCGCTTATAGGCGTCGGCAAAACGCTGTTTGTCGTTGTCGGTCACCTCGCGGTAGACTTCGGTATGCTTGTCACCTGCGATGAAGATGCGGACGAATTCCTTATCGGCAAAAATCGGCCGGCCCTCCTTCTCGGTCAGAAAGGTCTGCTCGACCGGCTCGAGGCTGAAGGAGGCATAAATTCCGGTATTGTCGGGCATGGTGCTTGCTCGCTGTTGATGGCGGGGAGATGTGGATGGGTAGGGATGCGCCTGATGTGACGTCGTGCCGGTGACGTGCCCCTCACCCTAACCCTCTCCCCGCTCGCGGGGAGAGGGGACGTGCCCTGCGATGGGTTTGCGGGGAACGGAGAGGTTGCGGCATGTTCCCTTCTCCCCGTTTACGGGGAGAAGGTGCCGGCAGGCGGATGAGGGGCACGCCACATATAGAAAGGCCGGCACGCTTGGGCTTTTAGTTCACCTTCGACAAAAACGGCCGCATCAGCGTCGCTTCGAGCACGCCCGTCGCCGTGATGGTGATGCCCGTGCCGTTAGCGGTGGCATTGGCCGAGAGCGTGATGCTCTGGACGACGCCGTTCGGGTTGTAGGTGATGCCCGAGATCGTCGTGCCGCCCGATATGCCGGTGCCGGCAACCGCCGCACCGATGAACGGGCCGGAACCGGCATTGAGGCCGGAAAGGCTGGTCAGCAGGTTGGAGCCGTTGACGGTGGTTGCCGTGAAGGTCTGGTTGGCGGCCGCAAAGTTGACGTTGGCGATCGCCTTGGTGGTTGTCGTCGCCGAGGCAGGCGCACTTGCCTGGCCTGCGGTGGCGGTGGTTTCGGCAACGACGAGGGCCGCCGTTGCGGTCGCCACCTGCGACGGCGCCTGGCCGTTGCGCTGCAGCCAGATGTAATAGGTGCCGGCCGCAAGGGTGACGGCACCGACCGGGCCGCCGGTCGCGGTCGGCGGCTGGGCGGCACCGGAAAAGACGCCGCAGCGCTGGCCGACGACGGCAGCCGCCGTGGTCAGCAGCGAGGCGACATAATCCCGGGTCCACTGGAACCACTGGCCGGGCTGAAGCGTCGTCTGCGAGGCGAGCACCAGCTGGCAATAGACCCATTCGGATTCACGATCGCCGCCGGCGATAGCGCCGAGGGCGAAGTTCGGCCCGGGAATACCGGAGCCGGAGACGATCGGGCCTTCGACGACGAACGGGTTCGCGCCAAGACGATCGGACTGGATGGTTGCGATCGACATTTGCTTGTTCCTTTCGTTCGATCAGGCGAACAGCACGCCCTGCAGGAAGGCGTTGTTCATGGTGAGGTTGCCGGCGAAGCCCATGAGCTGCACGAAGGCATCCTGGTTGGTGTTCATGCGCTCGTCACCGATCGGCGCCATGTCGCGGTCGCGGTGCGGGCGGTAGAACAGGTACTTGGTGTTGAGGAAGAACATCTGGTTCAGAGGCGCACCGCCGCCGAAGCCGCCGTCGAAAATCACGTCGGCGCCCATATATTGCAGCGACTGGAAGCCGGCCATGCCCTTGTCGGCCGAGGTGATGCGCTGGATCGCCTGCAGCGATTCCCAGTAGAGGCGGAAGAAGTTGTTGTCGGCAACGACGAGATCGGGCGCGTCGGAGCCGCGCACGCAGGACATATAGAGCCGGTTCATGTAGCTCTGGATGTTGGCGTTGGTGGCGGCCGCACCGCCATCGGCCGAGGCCGAGAATTTCTGGTTGCGCCAGAAACCCCAGGTGGCGCGCGAGATGCCGCCGACGGTGCCCGATGTCGGAGAGGTCGAGATCAGCAGCTGCAGGCCGCCGATCTGCCGCCCGCCATCGGCCGTGCCGTCGGAATAGCAATCGAGCGCGATGTTGTTCTTCAGCGTCGTTTCGGCATTCTCGATGCGCTGCTCGAGCAGGTCGAGGATCGCATCCTCGCCGGAATTCTGCAGCTGTTCGAGGCCGGACATGGAGACGGCGACTGCGGCCTGCTTCAGGTCATATTCGGCGGCGGTGATGACGTCGGAGGGCTGGACGTTCAGGATGTCGTAGCCGGAATAGCGCTTGAAGGTGGAATTTTCCTGGTACTGCAGTTCCTGGACGATGGTGCGGCCGCCGGAGATGGGCTTCTTGCGGCCGCGGCTGTTGAGACGGGTGAGAAGACCGTTGTTCTTCGTCACGTCGTCGGCGACCGTGCCGCTGCGGTTGCGCAGCGTCGTGGTGACGATTTCAGAGAGATTGGGCGAGATGGGCATCGATCATTCCTTTGATCAGAATTGGCCTTTGATCAGACCTGACCGCGCGAAAAACGCATGGCGTCGCGCAGCGAGTCCCGGATGGAGGTGGGCTGGCCTCTTGCCGCGTCGCGGGTCGGGCCCGGGGCGGAAGAACCAGAGATGGATCGCGAGGCGCGGCGGGCTTGATCTGCCGCTGCGGCCCTCTGGGCTTGGTGTTGGTGGACCGGCTGCGCAGTCTGGCTGATCAACTGGCGGCGAATGTCCGGGCGCATCCAGCAAGCGGCGTCGTAGGCGTCCTGAAGCGATGATGCCCGCCCGGCGTTGATAAGGGCGACCATGTCGTCAAGCACATCTTCGGCATGCGCGTTTGCCGGGTCGGAAAGGAAGGCATCGACTTGAGTTTCGGTGTCCCTTTTCCGCAGAACATGTTCGACCGTGGCCTCGACATTGATGGATCGAGGCTGCGGCTGCACCTGCTGCGCATTGCGCTGCAGGGCCTCCCCCGTCTGACCGTTGACCAGGGCGTGAAGATTGACCCCGGCCACCTTGGCGACGTGAAGAACGGTGTTGACGGGATCGCGGATCAGCGCCTTTTCCCAGTCGATCGCCCGGCGCATGACATCGGCATGGGTCATGCCGGCCTGGCGGATCAGCGGCGTGAATTCCTCGAGGCCCCTGTAATCCTGCAGCACGCGGAAGCCGTTATCGACCTCCTGTTCGCGCTTGGCGATCGCCGCCTGCACTTCGCCGGGAAGGCTGGTGAATTGCGCCTTGGCTTCCGCCGACCAGCCGGGCGGCACCCGGCTGCCGCCGGCGGCAGGCTGTTCGACGCCCTGCCCGCGACTCTCAGCCTGCGGCCCCTGCTGGGCGCCGGCCTGCTCCTGCCCCTTGGCCAGGAAGCGGCCATTTTCGCCGTCGCGCGGCTGGCCGGCGGTATCGCCCGGTCCGGTGCCTTCGACGGTGTCGATCGCCGCCTTCAGGCTGTCGCGGATGCTGACGGGCTTGTCGTCGAACGCACCAAAATCTTCGCTGCCGTTGCCGGCCTCGTTGAGGTCTTCCATATCCATTGGGAAATTTCCTATGTCGGGGATTGATGCCCGGTTCAGGCGTTGTGCATGTCGTTGTCCGGCGACATGCGTCAGGCGTTGTATTCGGCGTAAACCCGCCGCAGCTCCTTGCGGATCTCGTTGCGATCCGTCTTCGGTCTTTCGATCGGCCGGGGCTTCTCGTTGCCGATTTCTTCCACGCCGGCCGCGCGGTATTCGGAACGCAACTTGGCTTTCGAGGTGTAATGCCGGCCGTCATGCATCGACCGGATATCGATGCTGTCGCTGACGAAATGCGGCGCCGGCAGATCCGACTGCGCCGTATTTTGCGCCGGCATGCAGCTGTGCGGCCAGCGGTCGAGCTGGTGCCAGCCGCCGCAGACGCGGCAATAGCGTTCTCTCATGTTTTTGCTCCCGGCCGCTTATTGGTAGAGGGATTGCGCCGAGCGCATCTGATCGATCGCCTGCGCCGCCATCTCGCCGCGCGCCTTTTCCACCGTGGCGCGATGCTCGATCTCGGCTTGCGCCACGCCAAGCTCGGCCTTGCGCTGTTCCGCGCCGGCCTTCACCTGAGCGGTCTTCAGCTTGATCATCTCGCCGGGTGCCGGCTGCGGCTCCGGCTTGGGGGCGCTGGCGGCCTGCGAGAGCTGGGCGCCCACCTGCTCCAGCGTGCTTTCGAGCTGACGGCCGGCCCGGAAGCCGCGGGCGGCAAAGAGCAGCGTCTCGACCATGACAGGCACCAGCATCGGGCTCTGCTGCGCCATGGCGCCGGCCTGCTGCATGAAGCCGCCGACCATCTGGACGAATTCCATGCGGCGCTGCTTTTCGGCATCCTCATCGGGCTCGATCGTCGAATCCGTTTCGATTTCGATCTGGAAGCCGCGAATACTGTCATTGCGCAAGAGCTGCACCACCTCGTCGATCGTCGGCTGCCCCATCATCTGCTGCAGTTGCGGCGGCATTTCGGGCGGCTGCGGGGCCGGCTGGCCGGTCTGCTGCGCCCGGATAGTCGCCTGCTGCGCCGCCATCTGCATCTGCTGCATCTGCATTTGCACCTGCTGTTTCTCGGCCATGGTGGGAAGCTTGATGCCGCTCACCAGCATCAGCGTTTCCGGCTGGAACTGGTCGCAGATGATTTCGCCGGCAAGGCGGATGATGTCGCGGGCAAAGCGCGCCAGCTCCGCCTGGCGGTCGCGGATGCGGATCGAACCCCACTGGCTCTTGATCCGCTGCGCCGTCGCCGTTTCCGACGCCTGGGTGTCGCCGCGCACGATGTCCGATATGCCGGTGATCTGGTAGACATCCTCGATCAGTTGCTTGCGCGCCGCCATGCAGGCGACGATCACCTTCTGCACCTCGTCGATCGGCAGCGTCACGATCGCCTTCGAGCCGCCCTTGTCGGTGAAGGCGGCCCATTCCGGGATCGGCACCATGACCATGTCGTTCTCGGGCCGCATCGCTTTCTCGATCGCCGGCGAGATCGCGCCGTCGCCGGAGGGATAGAAGATCTTCAGCCGCAGCTGATCGGTCAGCTTGTTGATGCGCTTGGTCAGGAGATCGATCTCGTCGCACTGCTGCTGATAATAGACATAATCGGGAACCGGGATCAGCGAGCTCGTCGACATGGTGCCGTAGGCCGGGCGCGGGCACGGCCAGAAATGGGTGAGATCCAGCGGCGGCTCGGAAACTTCGAGCGCCACCGGCGCGCCGTCGGCGATCCAGACGGTATAGTTCTCGCTCTTGCACCAGATCTCCCAGATATGGGTCTTGCCCTCGTTTTCGGCGCGCTCGGCCTGGCTTTCGCCCTTGCGGCTGCCGGCAGCCTCGGCCGCACCCGAGGCCATAGCCTCACGGCCGAAGCGCTTCTCCATCTCCTCGTCGGTCATCGGCACGCGCCGCGCCACCCAGGTGACATCCTTCCAGCGGCGGGCCGGCGAATGCAGGAAATCCGACCAGTGGACATAATCGATGCAGACCCGCTCGTCGGCGATCACCTCAGGCTGAGGGCCGCCCATGGCGCCGGTCTCGCCGCCGATGCCGCCGGGCAGGCCTGCGCCAAAACCTTCGGCTGCCGGCGGGTTCGAGGGTTCGACGCCCATGTCGAGCGGCTCGAAATCGGCCTCGTAGCGCAGCCACACCGTGCCGCGGGCGCAGAGCAGGAAATCGTCGCGCACCGCCCGCATGATGGAATCGAGATCGGCCTCGTCGCCTGTATAGGCGAGGTTGCGTTCGACGAGTTCCGAGGCGATGCGCGCCACCGGCTGGGCATCCTTGAAGCGGCGCTCGACCACCGGCTGCGGCACGCGGGCATAAACGGCCGGCTGCAGCACCGAGGTATTGGCCCAGAGCATCGGAAACCGGCGCTTGGCCGCGCTCGTCTGGTCCGACTGCTGGTCGAGATAGATCTTCTCGATCTTGACGCAGCGGTCATGCCAGGACTTGAAATAGCGCTGGGCGCGCTCGAGTTCCTGCTGCCAGTGGGCGCCGACCTTTGCCGGGTCCCAATGCTCTCCGCCCTCTGGAGCCGTTGTTTCGTCTTCCATCAAACACGCTCGCTCTGTTTCGGGGTGGAATCGGCAAATTCGTGGAATGTCATCGTCTGGAAGGTCGTCAGCGGCTTCGGGGCGGGCTTCAGAGGTTCGGGTGCCAGACCGGTGAAGATGATCGCCAGGCCGCCGAACGCGTCGGCGCCGTGCGAGGCCCAGTTGTGCAGCGGCTCGTCGCGGAAGACGCCGAGATCCTCGTCCCAATCCTTGCGGTAGTTCCTCAGGCACTTGATGCCCTCGATGCAGCCGGCCTGGTCGAACTCGACCTTTGCCAGAATGCGCCGCGTGCCGTTGATGCGGTCGTGGACATAGGCGCGTTCGACCTTGCGCACCGTGCCGAGGCCGCGGGCTCTCACCTCTTTCAGCATGATCTCGATGCGGGTCATGCCGCCGCGCGTCCATTCCCTGACCTTGATGTCATGCGGCATGTTGTGCACGCCGTAGACATAGCCGTGTTCGCTACTGCGCCGCGCCAGTTCGTCGAGCATGCCGTCCATGCCGGTGCCGGTATGCTCGAAATAACCGATCATCCTGACACGGCCGGGCAGCACCTGAAACAGCCAGACGCTGTTGGCATCGTCCATGCCGATATCCGAGATGGTGTGAACCGGATAACCCACGACATGCGGGAAAACCCCGATGCGCTCCTCGGCATCGGCCACCGCCATCTGATCGGCGTAATAGGCGCCCTCGACGCTCGCTTCGAAGGCTTCGGCAGGCGTCGAGGGATATTCGCGCTTCATGTCGCCGAGCTGGGTTTCGGCCTTCTTGACGTACCAGGCCTTCTGCCCGTCGGTCAGCGTGATCCCCTGTTCGCCGAGCTGGCGGAAATATTTGACGAAAGCATCGCTGAGGATGACGCCATCGGCAGCGATCGAATATTGCGGCTCCTTCCACCAGGGGAAGAAATGAAACTTGAAGTCCAGCTCGGTCAGCTTCGCCGCCTGGCGCTGCTTGACCTGGCCATCCTCGCAGAGCGAATAGAAATGCCCTTCCTGGCCCTCCGCCGTGCTTTCGACGAAGACCAGTTGGCCGGCCTGCACCGTGTTCAAGGCGCCGGTGCGGACCTCCCTCGCCTTCTCGGGATATTTGGCGCAGAGCTTTCCATATTCGGAAATATGCAGATATTGCAGCGTTCCCGAGCGCAGCGAGGTGCCGACGCGGATGCTCGAATTGTTGGCGAGCAGCAGTTCGCTCTGGTTGGTCCTGACGACGGGCACGGCATTGCGAATGCCTTCGGGCAGATTGTCATAGGGATATTTGATCTTGTCCCGGAAGATCGTCTGCACGTCGCCGAGCGTATGGGCGATGGTGCCCGCCCTGATATCCCGGTTGAAGACGCAGGCATCGAGCATGAAGATCTGGATGAAGGTGGTCAGACCGAGCTGGCGGGCCTTCAAAAGCACGTTCAGATAATGCATCTGCTCGAAGAACGTCGTCTGCGTCCAATTCATCTCGAACCTGACGCGCTTCCCACCCTTGTCGGTGATCCAGTAGAGATTGTTCAGCCGCCAGCGCCAGTCGGAAAACTGGTCAACCGCCGTTTGGAAGTCCGCGGGTTTTGCCATTGATATCTTCCAGCAATTGCGAGACTTCGCCGGTGACGCCCTGTTCGGGCTCGACCTTGGCGCCGTATTTCTTCGGCTTCAGCTTCTCGGCGACCCATTGCCGCGTGGCAATGCGCAGCTGCGAGCGCCGGATCGCCTCGCCATTTTCCTGCCAGCCGGTGGTTTCGCCGGCAGCATTCTTCTTTTCGATCCAGTCATTGCTGCGGTCGTCGGCAATCTCGACCAGCTCGTCGACGAAACCGTCGGCGAGGATCTCGCGGGCCAGCGCATAACGCGCCCGAAACGCCGCCTTGCTTTCATCGGCAAGCCAGGAGAGCACCGTCGATTTCGCCGGCATATCCTCATCCCGGCAGATCGACCGCAGGCTTTCCCGGTCGGCGATGCGCTCGCAGATCTTTTCCGCCAGCGCCTGGGTGAACTTGGTCGGTCTGCCCATGGGGATTGCGTCTGAAGCTCAGAACAGTGCGATGATGTTGGACGCCGTGGTCCCGGTCAACGCCACGATCGCCGCATGCACCGGCAGGATCGTCCCGGCCGGCACGTTTCTGAAGACGACCGGATCCACGTCGCGCCGCAGCGCAATCGCCACATCGCCAGCGGTACCGATATAGAGCGCACGCGCCCCGACAATCGCCGTATCATTCGGCGTCACAACGGCGGCCCGCGAGGCCGGAGCAATCGAAGGGTCCAT